ACGGTCGCGCTGAACTACTACGGCAGCATCGGCGGCGAGCGCCTGCCGCCCGGTCTGATCATGACGCTGCCGGCCGGCGGTGTGCTCGCTGGCGGCGTCGGCGTGCCGGTGTTCGATGCTGCGATCTCGAACATGGGCGAGCAGGAATTCGAATACGTCGCCATGCCCTACACCGACTCGACCTCGCTGTTCGCGTGGGATCAGGAATACGGCTTCACCGATGGCGGTCGATGGGGTTGGATGCGCGAGCATTTCGGCCACGTCTTCTCGGCCAAGCGCGGGCTCTATACCGACCTCATCACGTTCGGTAACACGCAGAATTCCGGCGTGATCTCCGTGCTCGGCTTCGAGGTGGCGAGCCCGTCGCCGTCGTTCGAATGGGCCGCGGCCTATTGCGGCAAGGCGCAGCGCGCCCTCATCGACGACCCGGCGCGCCCGCTGCAAACGCTCTCGCTCAATCAGATCAAATGCGCGCCCTTGCACAGCCGTTTTGATTTCGAGGAACTCAACTCGCTGGCCGAAAACGGCATCGCGATCCAAAAGGCCGGCACCGACAACCAGCCGATGATCGCGCGAGAGCAGACGCTCTATCAGCTCAACCTCTATGGCCAGAGCGACGACGCCTATGAGCTCGTGACCACGCTCGCGACACTGGCCAAGCTGTTGCGCAATCAGAAAGCCGCGGTGACCTCGCAATTCCCGCGCTGCAAGCTCGCCGACGATGGAACGCGCTTCGGGCCGGGCCAGGCGATCGTCACGCCCGGCATCGTTCGGGCGGCATTGATCGCGCAGTACCGGATGGACGAGTTCAACGGGCTGGTCGAGAACGTGACTCAGTTCAAGAACAACCTTCTGGTGGAACGCAACGTCAACGATCCCAACAGGCTCGATGTCCTTTATCCGCCGGACCTCATCAATCAACTGCGCATCTTCGCGGTGCTGGCGCAGTTCCGCCTGCAATACGACCGCGGCATCGACACCACCACGCTTCCGCCGATCGGCGTTACCGGCACGCTGCCGGCGGCGGCCTAACTTTCGTTCCTCGCATCATCAACCCGTAAGCAAAGGAGAAACCTATGGCCCAACTCTTTGCGGGCACGGCCTTCCTCTGGGCCGACAACCGACAACTGGCGTTGCGCGGCAACTTCACCGTCTCGCCGAGCAACGTCGAGCGCACCATGATCGCAGGCCAGGACCGCGTCCACGGCTATCAGGAGCTGCCGCGCGTTCCCTACATCGAGGGCGACATCTCGACCACGCCCGACTTGTTGATGGAAACACTCGAGGCGGAAACTGACGTGACTGTCATCGCGCAGCTCGCCAACCGCAAGCAGTACACGCTCATCCAAGCGTCGTGCAAAGCCGGGTTCGATATCAATACCCGCGACGGCCAGGCGCGCGTCCGCTGGGAAGGCGTGCAATGCGACGAGAGCTCGTGGTGAGCGCATGAACATACCCGTCCGCGAAGGGTTCGTCGCCGAGCAGCCGGTGGCGCCGGAAGCCGCGCCGGCCGCGGCGCCGGCGCGCGTCGAGACCTGGCCGATTAAGGTCAAGCTACTCCATCATCCGATCCGCAATCATAAGAACGAGGAAGTCCACGAGATTTCGTTCCGCGAGCCGACCGCCGCCGACATCATCCGCAACGGCAACCCGTGCCGCATCGATGCCGATTGGGAAATCATCATCGACGACCGAAAAATGGCGGCGATGGTGGCGACGCTCGGCGGCATCCTCACGCCCGAGGTCGAGCGGCTCGATCCGCGCGACTTCGCTTCGTGCGCCTTTAGGCTGCGGGGTTTTTTTCTGCCGGAGCCGGCGGCCTGGTAGGCACCGACGCCGGCGACAACTTCGTGCTCGACTGCTACTGGCTCGCTCGTTGGTATCACCAATGCCCCGACGTTTTTCTGTCCATGCCGATCTCGCATGTGCAGACGCATCTCAAATACACGCACCGCATCGGCGAGCTCAGGCGCCAGGCAAACGCCGACCGCGAGGATCGTTGAACAATGGCTGAAACAGAAGAACTACAAATCAAAGTAACGCTAGTCGAAGGTAACACCGTCGAGAAATTGCGCGAGATGCGCAAGGAGATCGAGGCGCTCGGCGGCGGCGGTACGGCGGCACAGCTCGAGCGGTTCAGCCGCCAGGCGCGCGACGCGCGCGAGAAAGGACTCAAGCCGTTCTCGGAAGACCTCGAGGTCGCAGCCAAGCGCATGGTCCCGTTCATTGGCGGGATCGGCGGCATCGCCACCGGCTTGATCGCGGTCGGCTATGCAGCGGACAAGGCGCTCGATGGACTCAATGACTTCGCGAAGGTGCAGGAACGCATCGGAGTCCTGAGCAAGCAGACCGGGTTCGATCCGGCGTTCGTGAAAATGTTTCAGGAGCAATTCAAGATCGCCGGGGTCGAGGACGCGACGCGCGACCTTCAAGGTCTGGCGCACACTATGGCCGACATCACGCGCGCCAATAGCGAATTCCGGCGCAAGATGATGGCAGGAGCCGGGCTCGAGGGCGCCGGCGCGATGCAGGAATTTCTCACGCAACTGACCGAGATCAAAGACCCGACGAAGTTCGCCAACAAATTGCGGGAGGGCCTCGAGAACATCAGGCGAAACGCTATCGCAAAATGGGGCGAGGTCGGCGGCACCGAAAGGTTCCGCAAGTTTGAAACCGAGCTGGGAATGCCAGACCTCGACCGATTGAAAAAGGATTTGCCCGCGGTATCCGCGGAGGAAAAGAAAATTCAGGCCGACCGCCAGAAGGCAGCAGATGACTACAACCAGGTTTCGCGCGAGATCGATGAGCATTGGGAGCACATCAAAGCCGCCTGGTGGGATCAGGCGATCACAAGCAGTCCGCTCATGTCGTCGATGCGCTGGATCGACGAGATGCTCAAACAGTGGGAGGACAAGGCCACGAAGGCAGAAGCGGCCAGCAAAGAGCATCCCGCGACGTGGCAGGAGCGGATCAATCCGTTCAGCGAAAAGGGCGCCGATTATTGGCGGGCGCAAAAGAAAGCGGCCGGCGTCGATGAACCCGACAACCCGATCAAGTCGTGGCTCAAGGAGCATGGGTTTTTCGAGAGCCAGGGTACGAGCCGCTTTCCGCAATTGGATACGCCGGCACCAGCCACGTCCACGCAAAGACGCCCAGGCGGACGGATGAAGCTCGGCGGCGGCGCGGTGCCGTTGATGGGCGGCCTGGCGCCCGACGAGTGGCCCGAGTCCACCAACATAGAGGACCGCCGCGGCGAGGCGCCGTTCATGGGCGATGACGGGCTCAAGGTGCAGCGCGAGCTCATGGAGCAGACCAAGCGGCTTGCCGACGACTTCGAGCAGGCGTTCGGAGTTGGCACCGGCGGGCTCGGCGGCGGCGCTCAAGGGCTGTTCAGCGGCGGCACTGGCGGCGGCGGTGGGCTCGCCGCCCAGGCGGGCCTCAACGACATCGGCGGCGGTGGTGGTCGCCACGGCGGCGGTGGCGGCGGCGGCGGCGGCGGCGGCGGCGGTGATGGCGGTGCGACGGGGCCAGATGATGGCGGCGGTTCAAGCGGAACTCTTGCCGAGCAACGCGCACAGTTTCAGAAGGAATTAGATGCTGATCCAAAACTAAAAGCCTTTGCCATCGACGCGATGCAACACGAAGGCGGCATCCAATCAAACATGGAACAATTGATGAATATGGCGGCCATGCGCCATCAGACGATAAGGAAGGCGCTTTTCTCTGGGCAGTATGGTCCGGTGCAGCATGGCTTGATCAGTGGAAACATCTCCGCAAAAACCGCAGCCGCGGGAGAAGCGGCACTTCAAAAAGTTTATGCCGGATCAAACATCACTGATTATTCGACCGACCAAGGTATGGCGGGCGATCCTAACTTCGCCAAGTATATGGCGGACCCCAAATATTGGGGGATGCACAAAGTTGAGAACGCTTGGTTTTCGGCTCACGGCGAGGAAGGCCGCAAATGGGCGGCAGAACAGCGCGCAAGGGATGCAGCCGCAGCCCCGGCGCCCGGCAACGACGAAGCCCGGCGGGCGAGGGCTTCATCATATAAAAATGACGGTTCTCAGCCCACGATAAGATCGCAAGAAGAAGCCGACGATTGGGTTTTTGGCACGGGTGCTTCGCGGGCCGCGCTCGACGACCAAATGGCGCAAAAGGTCGAGGGCACCGGCAAGCTATCGGTTCACGTCAACGCGCCGCGCGGCACCAAGGTCGGGGCCGAGGGTCGCGGTATCTTCAAGAAGACCGAGGTAACGCGCCAGACCCAAATGGAGCCGGCCGCCTCGTCGATGGCTTCGCAGTATCAGGAATAGCGATCGATGCTGATCACCGATCTACCCAATACCAAATGGCGCGATGAGTTGTTGCCCGCATCCTTCCGCGGCGCGTTCTTTCACGTCGAGGCGGGTAGCAAGGAGTCGGGGCGCGCGATCGTCGTGCATGAGTTCCCCAAGCGCGACCTACCCTATCCCGAGGACATGGGCCGGCGGACGCGGCAATTCTCGGTGCGCGGCTATTGCATCGTCTATCCGGTCAACACCGGCGAGCCGCTCTATAACCGCGACTACCGGATCGCGCGCGATTTGTTGTTCACCGCGCTCGAGGAGGAAGGCAAGGGCGTGCTCCAATTGCCGACTATCCCGCCGATGCTGGTGGTCTGCCCGCAATACCGTTGGACCGAGGAGCAGAAGCTCGGCGGCTATTGTACGTTTGATATGACCTTCGTCGAGTGGGGTGACCCGCCCGGCGCCGCGCCGACCGACTCACGCGACGAGCTCATCAATCAATCGCAGGCGGTGACCGCCCGCATGCTCGAGGTCATGAAAGGCAGCGACGCCGCGATCCGCGCGCTCGCCGGACTGCCGCCGCGCGCACCGGCGGTGACGCCATCGGGCGTCGGCCATGCTTAAAAGCGAAGCGATCGAAGCCGCCGGCATCTTGCAGCGCAGCCTGGGCGTGCTGGTCGCCGCGGT